TTCCATTTATTTGGAAATTGTTTTTAGTTGCCATAAAGACATACTAACAAATTATTTTATAATATATTTTTTTAAACCCAAGTCTGCATATTCAGACATATTTATTTTTCTAACTTGATTTGTTTCAGGATAATAAACTAAGAACTGTGTTAATTTTTTAAGTACAAATTTTTGTTGTTTAGCTCTAGGATTATTAATAAAATTTGCAACATCTTCTTTAAAAATCTTTTTTGGCTCAAATTTAATTAACACCTTAGGATTTTCAATATATTTAACTGAATCTAAAGAAACTCTAGGAATCCAACCATTGTCAAAAATATAAGTATTATGAGATATATTATTTTTATAAGCTAATGAATTATCTAATATTTGTGTTGCTAAAGTTTCATCAATATTTGATATTGCAGTATTCATAAAATCTAACCATTTATCACGATTAAAACTTCCGTCTGCGTTATTGAAGTTTATTTTTGTTGTTTCATTCATAAGAATATATTACATAATCTTTGATTATAATACAAGCATATAATAAGAAATACATAGAAAAAAGGTCAATGTTTATAGGCTTTTATAAATTATTTAAAAATAATTATAGAATTGTGCCACTTAGAGTGACTTTTTTGTGTCCTTTAAGTATGGTTTGGACATCAGGGTCAAGACGTGAAAAGAGTTCACTAACGCCTGTATTTATATCTCCATAGGTATTGAAGGGAGTATCTTTTCTCTTAAAGTATCTAAGAGCTTGTATTAATGTTGCAGTCTTTATATCTTCGGGGACTGCTGAATAACCCCACTTCGCAGTAATTTGTATATTGTTTTTTATTGTTGGGTCAAATCTCTCTGAGCTTCTTGTATCAAGAATAGTAATCTTGTTGTAAGGCTCGTAGTACGTTGTGCCACCAGTAATCTTTATGACTCTAGGATTTGTTGGCTCAACAATGTAGTCAGTATTTAAAGTTAATGTAGTTTCAAAAGTTCCGTCATCATTGTCATCTGTCTTGACTATTAGACCAGTAGTAGTAGAGATGTCAGGTGTATCAAGATAGATAGAGCTTTTAGGTGTAAAAGTTTTTACAACAACACTATCATCTTGAGAGAATTTCCTACCACATACACTATCAATTAATCTTGAAGCAGAATCAATAGCAGTATCTATATTGTTATCTTGTGCCGTACCTGTTAATCCAATATATGCTTTTAAATCATCTTTGTCGACATACTGAGTATGAGCCATTTAAGACCTACTTAGCTTTATTTTCTTTAGGTGCTTTTGCTTTGGTTGTAACAAATTTAAGAGCTTTATAATCTGCGTCATTCATCTCTTGACCTGCACGACCCATTAGTTTACCTTTATTCCAACCTTTAGGAAGTCCGTCATTTGATTCAACACATTCGCCTTTGTCATTACACCAAATATCTTTTTTTAATATCATAATTTCCTTCTTGCTTAATGTCCCACCCTCATAAGATGAATGGGACATCAAAGCCATTTTATCTAATTTCTTAGAAGTTTGTGATTGTACAGAACGCAGTAGCTCTATAAATAGGCATACCGAGTCTTACTGTTGCCTTCATAACGACAATGTCTTTTACGAAGTTCTCATCATGTGAGTCAGACATAGCAACTTCCATACCTTGTCTTGCGACAACGTGAATTGCTTGTCCACCACCGAATACACCAACAATAACTGTACCTGCACCTGCTTCTGTTGATAATACAACAGGCAGTCCCCAAAGGGTAGGTGCAACGCCACCACCGAATTGTCCTGCACCAACAAATAGAGGGTTTAAGCTACCACTTGTTGTAACTGCATTGACTTCGGTAACTAGTTGATACCAGTCGGAAGGGTGCATAATAATTGCGTCAGGTGTTAAGAAGCTATCTTTCTGAATTTCAGTAATTGCTTCATAAACTTGACCAATTCTTTTTAGGTTTCCTGAGAAACTTGAGAAATCAAAAGTGTTGATTCCTGATTTATTCAAGATACCTGTTAGGTTAGCACCTGAGCCTGAGCCACCGACCATTTGGTCTGAGACGGCTAGTCTAACCATTGTTTGTAATCTTGAATCAAGATAACCTTGTACTGCTGAAACGTCAGCTAACAATTCTTCTGTTACAGGAAGGAAAGCACCAATCTTACGAATGTTCTCTGTTCTTTCTGTAAAAGCTAATGCGTTTTCGCCTAAAGCTGAGCCTTCGGCAGTTGCAGTAGCATTGTTAGTGAATGTTGTTTCTTCCAAATACTTGTATTGATAGTTGTCAGTTGTGATTGTATCAATAAGGTCAGGTATTTGTAATGGGTCAAGTGTAGCAGTTGGTACTACTAAGTCTGACCTTGTAACTGCAGGTGGGTAACCTGATTCTGTTAAAGTAGTTTTTAATTCTACTTGTGGATTCCACTTAAGTTCGGAGTTAATGTTCTTTTGTCCATTATCCATAAAACTTTTGTAAGCATTAGAGTCCATAAATTGACCACCAAGAGATTTTCTTACTTCTTTTGGCTCGTCATTGTGGATTGGCATTGATTTAACTTCTTTGCCTTTTACTAATGCGTCCTCAAGTCTTGCTTCTTGAACTTCAAGAGCGTTTAACTCGTTTACTTTTTCATTAAGTTTTTCAATCTCGATATTTCTATCTTCGATAGCTTGTTTTTTTTCAACAGAAATTTCTGAGCCACCTTCAAAAGTGTCCTTCATTTCTTTGATAGCACCAAACTGTGTTTCTCTTAATGCGTGGAGTTCCTGATTGAGTTCTGTTAATTTACTCATTCCTTTTCTCCTTCAATAGTTATGCCTTGACTTTGTGCCAAGACTTCTTGAGTTGTTAACCATAGTTTGTCTAATTCATCAGAAGGTTGCTTTGCTTCTTCTTGTTCTGCACCTAGTCCAAGAATTGAGTCTAAATCGTTATAGACTTCTTGGATTCGGTCTTGAATCTGCATAAGTGAATCTTGAGCAGACTTGGATAACATTTTGCCTTTTTCTAAGCGTAAAGAAGTAAGTTCTTTTGCTCTATCAATGAAACTGTCGATTGTGTTAAGCACACTCTTGGCTTCATCTGTGAATCTAAGACCCGATTCAACATTTTTTACATCTTGTTCTTTTTTCTCTTTGACTGATAGTGTGTGAGTTAATTGATTTGCACCAACCAGTACTGGAGATACTTCGTAAACAGTTGCAGATTTTATGTACCTGACGTTTGTAGATTGCCCGTCTTTTGTGAACTGACCTTCTTCTGCGTCATCTACTTGGAATCCGAATGACCATTGTTGTAAGTCTCCCATAGCTTTTACAAGTTTATATGCTTCTTGTCCTGCTTCTGTATCTAAGAAAAATTCTCCTTTAGCTACTGCTTTTTCTTCGTCTTGTGAAATAGTAGCTTTACCTATTGGCGACTCCCACTTGTGAGACCAAACCATTGGTACTTCTTTACTCTCTCCCCAAGCTGATTTTAATGAGTTGGGTACAACAACATCTCCGTCTGAATCGACTGTGTTGAATACTGAGAATACTGCTTCTACTTTTCCTTCGGCTTCTGTATCTAAAGCAAAATTTACCGACTTAAATTCTTTGTCCATTATTCTTCTTCCTTTTCTATCCACGCTTCGTTTTTTTCGGTGGAAGGGTCGTCTGCAATAAAGTGTCCTTTATCATCTCTTGCTCTTACTTTACTAGCTTCTGCTAATTTTTTTTCTTTATATGCTTTATCTATCTTGATAAGCATACCTTGTTCGAGAAGCCACTTAATACTTTTTTGTGGCACTTTTTTATTATCGATAATTTCGCCTTGAGCAAAATATTTATCTTCGACTGTTATGCCATTTACAACTTCATACATTATGTTATTATCTCCACGCTAAATTCTACGCCTAAGTAATCAATACTGTTTATAGTATATACACCATAATTACTTGCTTCAACAACTCTAGCAGAAGATACCACACCACCAAGTGTTGAGTCTCCTTCTATTGCTTGTTTTATACTTGAGCTTCCACTTCCTGCAAGAAATTCATCAAGAGAATCTTGCGATAATTCTGCGTCAACTCGTGAAACATAAAGATAAAGAGGTATTTCGTATGAATCTGAGCCACGAGACATTGTAGAATCATAATCTACTGAACTCATTACTCCAACTACGGCAGTTGGTGGCTCTATTGAATCAGGAACATAGGAATAAACACTTAGTCCTGAAATTGTTGCAAGTCTCGTTGAGAGACCTGACCTTATGCTTGATAAACTTGCCATAGGTTTACTATAACAAACTTTTGGCAGATAGCAGTAGCTTCGGAGTTTAGATGAATGAATGAAACAAAGCTACTGCTTCATTATCTGCTTTATAACTAGGTACAGGGAATGAAACCTAGCTACAATTTTATATTAACACTAAATATCTCCTCTGTTACAGTCGTAACAAAGTTCAGACCTTCCGTCTAGTAAGGTAACCCTGTTGCAGTTTTTACAAGTATAGTTTTCTTTTGTTTGGCTCATTCTTCGTCTCCAAACATTTGTGCGAAACATACTGGGTGTGTCCCTGAAATAATCTGTTCTCTAAAAGCTCTTGATAGATATGGAAAATGTTCCTGTACTGTTTTTCTAGGATTCTCCCAAAGATATTCATACCAGTCTCGTCTAATGACTTCTACCGTGCCTTCTTCTAAACAATTAACACATTTTCTAGTAGGCACAGTTACCACATCATCTTTTACATCTCTCCTGCTAAATTTGTATGTCGTTAAGAACTCAGAAGATTCTTGCAAGGTGTAATGTCCCTTACAGTTTTTTTCTTCTGAGCAGTTGCATTGAAATATCATTTTTGTTCCCTCTCCTCTAGTTGAATCTGTAACTTGCGTATCATCAGCAACTTGCTCACTTCTTCCAGTTGGTTGACGTGGTCAAGATGATTGATGAGTTGTTTTATATTTTCAAAGATTGTCATTTTAGAATCACATCTTCCTTTTCAAACTCTGCCTTACAATGTAAGCACTCAAGGGCAGACCACATCAAGTGCGTGACCTCAAGCTCAAGGCTACAATCAGG